ATGCTTGGATCCGATATACTTGGAAATCCGGTTTTTGATCCGGATGATGTCGTTTTTTATCAGTTGCCTGAGGGATACTTGAGAGATGGAGGCAAGCCGCTTGAAACAGTTGATATGAATATTCGGGCGGAAGAACACGAGAAAGCGATCAACGATAATCTGAATATTTTATCGATGAAATGCGGATTTGGACAGAACCATTACCGCTTTGAGAATGGGAGCATTCAAACCGCAACGCAGGTGATATCTGAGAACAGTGATCTTTTCCGGAGCGTGAACAAGCATGAACTGATTCTCGAACCGGTTTTGAAAGAGCTGATCCGGATTATTGCAAGGCTCGGAAATGTGATCGGGATGGCAACCGACCCGGAGACAGAGATCGTGGTGGACTTTGATGATTCCATCATTGAAGATAAACAGGCGGAGCGGCAGTCGGATCGACAGGATGTGAGTATGGGTGTTATGTCTCTGGCAGAGTACCGGGCAAAATGGTATGGGGAAACAGAAGAAGAGGCGGCGAAGAAAATTATACAGGAAGATATTGAACCAGATCTGGAAGAGGAGTGATAGCATATGACACCAGATCAGAAAAGAAGTCTTCCGATACAGATGGAAAAACTGTTTTATGATCTCCAGAACCGGATTTATGCGGATGTGGTCCGCAGGATCAAGAAGACCGGAGAGATCACAAGTACAGCTGATTATCAGATCAATAAGCTTCTGATTCTTGGAAATAGCACAGAATTTATAGAACAGGAGATCAAACAGCTTAGCCAAAAGTCAGACCAGGAACTATGGGAATTATATGACAAGGTATCAAATTGGGAGTATGTTCGATACAAAGATGCTTATCAGCAGATAAACGGACATTTTGTTCCGTTGGAAGAGAACCAACAGATCCGGCAGTGGGCGAATGCGGTGATCAAACAGACGAAAGGGGACATCAAGAACATTACGCAGTCACTTGGATTTACGGTGGATATGGGCGGTGGGAAAAAAGCATTTACACCGCTGTCCCATTATTATCAAAAGTATCTTGACCGGGCTTGCATGGATATCGTAACAGGAGCGTTTGATTATAATACGGTGCTTCGCCGCGTAGTGAAAGAGATGACGGCTTCCGGATTGAAGTATGTGGATTATGCATCCGGATATACTTGCCGGGCGCCGGTTGCAGTCCGGCGGGCAATCATGACAGGGGTGTCACAGCTGGCGGCACAGATCAACGAGCAGGTTGCAAAGGATTTGGGAGCCGATACTTATGAGGTGACATGGCATGCAGGACATCGACCATCCCATTGGTGGGGAGGAAATATTTACACAAAGGCGGAATTGATTTCCGTTTGCAGACTAGGGGATGTGGAGGGATTGTGCGGAGCGAATTGCCGGCATTCTTATCTCGCATTTATTCCAGGAGTGTCTGTCAGGACTTATACACCGGAACAATTGAGAAATCTGGAAGAAAAGGAGCGGCAGACGAGAAATTATCAAGGGAGAGAGTATAATGCGTATGAAGCATCCCAGATGCAGAGGAAGCTGGAAACAAAGATGCGGAGCCAGAGGGCGTATGTGAAACAATTACAGCAGGGCGGTGCGTCCGAGGAAGATATCGTCGCGGCGCGGGCGCGGTATCTCAATACACTGCATCAGTATCAGGGATTTTCAAAGAAGATGGGGATTCCGGAGCAGATGCAACGCGTTTATATGG